AGGCAATTGATACTAAAGTAGCGGCAAGCGACGACAAAGCAACCAAGATCAAAGATGCGTCACAACAAGAAACATCGTACTCACCTTATGGATAATAAAACATGACAGACACAACAGGACAAACAGAACATCAACGTACAGCAGATGCAGGCGCACCAGAAAAAAATCCTGGACCGTATCTAGCCCGTGTTTTAAAGCATTCGGATCCTTACTATCTTGGTGGGTTAGAAGTTGAATTACTTAAAACAACAGAAGCTGGCAACGTCGGTGAAACACTTGGACAGACTGCTATTGTATATTATGCTAGTCCGTTTTATGGTATTACACAAAGTACCAGTATTGGAAAAAACGATACATACAGTTCGACACAAAAAAGCTACGGGTTCTGGGCAATTCCTCCTGATCCGGGCAGTTTAGTACTTTGTACATTTGTTGAAGGCAGCAGAGAATTTGGATATTGGTTTGCATGTGTGCCAGAAAAAGGCATGACGTATATGTTACCTGCTGGACAACCTGCAACTGAACAGTTAAGTGGTCCAGTTCCTAGTGAGTTAAAAGGAAAACGGTTACCTGCTGGCGAATATAACAAAGCAATTACTAAACCACAGACTAATAATGTTATCAAATATAAAAGACCAGTAAACGAAGACTTTGTAAATCAACTTAAAGAACAGGGATTGGTTGAAGACGACATTAGAGGCATTACTAGCAGTAGTGCGCAAAGAGAATTTCCTAGTGCTGTAATTGGTATTAGTAGTCCTGGCCCTGTAGACAAGCGCGGCGGCTCGCCACAAGGCGAAATAGGCATTAAAGAATCTAAAGCTACTGTGCATGTTAGTCGTTTAGGAAGTAGCAGTTTTGTAATCGACGACGGTGATGATAAATTAATTCGCAAAGGTGATCCAAAAGATACTCCTTATGAATATATTAACAAAGAAGCAAGCGGCAAAGGCGGCGATGTAACCCGTCCGCATAACGAAATGATTCGTTTGCGTACAAGAACAGGTGCTCAAATTGTTATGCATACCAGCGAAGACTTGATTTATATTAATAACAGTCGTGGCACTTGTTGGATAGAAATGTCAAGCAATGGTAAATTGGATGTTTATGCACAAGATAGTGTTAGTTTCCATACAGAAGTTGACATAAATTTTACTGCTGATAGAGATATTAATTTTGAAGCCGGTAGAAACATTAATATGATTGTTAACGAAAATATATTTCAAAGTGCCGCAGCTAATTTAGAAATTAAAGTTGGTGTAAATGGTAATATCACAACTGGTGCAGAAATTAATATCAAAAGTGGTAGTACTTTTAAAAATACTGCCGGAGGCGACTTTAGTATTGGTGCAACAAATACAACAATCAAAGGCGGCGACATTCACCTCAATGGCCCAGATGCTCCAGAAGCAGCAGAAGCAGTTAAAGCTAAGTTTCCACAACGTGTTCCGCAGCACGAGCCATGGAATGGTCATGAAAATTGGAACCCACCTGAAACAGAACCAGAAAAAACAGAAGCAGTTGAAACAGAAAGTCAAGATGTTCATCCTGAAGATAGAACTGTACAGACAGATAGAACTGCAATGAACGAACTATAAATACTGTATAGGGAGGGCTCTATGACCAATGCTACTATAAATTTTGGAGACTTAGAAGAACGTGCGTTAAGAGCTCAACGATCTCTGGCGCAAGCTGGACAAGATTTGCTTCAAACTCCGTTGAACTTTGCAAGCGGCAGCAATAGAACTTTTAGCGTTACAGACGGTGCGCTCGATCCTGCTGGAACAGCAGAGAGATTTGTTTCGGGTGTAGCATCAGGACAAGTTGCTCCTGCTATTAGAGACGCTAGTAGTTTAATATCAGCAAGTACTGGATTTAATCCAGCAGCATCTGGTGCAATAGCAGGCGGATTAGATGCTATACTTAACGGTGGTGGCATCCAAGGAGCACTTCAAGGAGCAGTTACTGGTGCATTAAACAATGTTATTGCTACATCTGGAATTGGAGATGCTTTAAACAATGCCGCAGCACAGTTTGGAGCACAATTACCAGCAGTTCCCGGCTTGCCTGCATTAGGTGGCATACCGGGTATTAGTCCTAGCGGTGCAAGCGGCGGCGCAGCAGCCGCAGCAAGGTCAGGCGTAACAAGATCGGGAACACTTGCAACCGATTCTCCGGCCCCGGCAAGAACAAGCATTCAAGACGCTTCTACACAAGATGTTACTATAACTGTTGACAGTTTTTTACAAGGATTACAAGGTAGTTTGAGCAGTTTGCCCGAAGGTATTGGCGGTCTTGTCAACAATATGTTAAATCAATTATTAAGTTCGACAGGCTTAACCGGTGCGCTCGGCGGGTTAGTTTCTGGTTTAAGTGAAGGATTAAGTAATGCACTTGGAGGATTAACCAATGCATTAGGACAGGCTGCAAGCGGATTAATGCAAGGACTAGGAAATGCTATACAAAGCATACCCGGCGTAGGTCCGGTATTAAGCGGTATGACAAATGCAATAGGAGATTTTGCTGGTAATTTAAGCAATGCTTATGGTAATCTAAGTCCTGGTTTAAAAGCAGGAGTTGACGGTGCAATTGCAGCCGTTGGTGCAAACGTTGTTAACAGATTAGATATTCCGGGTGTACCGAGAATTAGTCCTGCTATTGCTGGCGCAGCAACCGCTGCAATTAGCTTCTCAAATAATCCTGTTACACAACTAAATGACATAGCAAACGCAGCTAGAAATTTAGACAAAAGAACTTTTAAAGAAACAAGAGATCCGACCTTTTCAAATCTTGCAAGTGCTGCATCACGAGCAGCACAAGAAATGCAACAAAATCTTCAAAGAACCGAAGACGGCAATTATCAATTAATTAAAGATCCAGATGATGCACAAGCAAATGTTACAAAAACAGGTGTCATCACAAATGGAGAACTGCAACCTACTTCAAACACATTTGTAGATAACTTAAATGATATTCAACTACAAAGTTATCAAACATACGAAAGAATTTTAAGAAACAAATTTATATATTATGAAGCCCCTGCTCCGGATCTTGCGGTACAAGCATACAATGAATATATTGAATTTAATAGTTTAAAAACTCCGGAAACTAAAAATCTTATTAATGTAATTGAAATTAAAGATGCTAACCTAATTAAACAATTAGCTGATAGATTTTTAACATTCTATCGTAGTAGCAAGAGTCGATATACCCTGACAAACGTCTAAGGTAAATACGTTATGGCTACAAATGACAAATCATTATATAAAAATATCACAGTGAGTGCTCAGAATACTCAAGAACCTGTGACTAGTAAACAGTACAGAGGAATTAGTACTGTTAACCCTGAAAGCGGTAGTTTTAACTTATACGACATTAACCTGATCAAACAAGATATTATAAATCATTTTCATATACGCCAAGGCGAAAAACTTGAAAATCCTACATTTGGTACTATTGTTTGGGATATTCTTTTTGAACCGTTAACAGACAGTTTACGAGATGCTATTATTCAAAATGTAACTGAAATAGTTAATTACGACCCACGTGTTAGTGTAGATAGTATTACAGTAGATACGTACGAAAGTGGCATACAAATTGATTGTTCATTGACATATTTGCCATATAGTATTAGTGAAACAATGCGATTAAAGTTTGATCAAAGTGCTGGTTTAATTTAAGTACGCACTTTATGAAATCACATAAATATTACAAAGTGAGGACAGGTGCACCATGTCAAGTACAGAACGTCAAAATAGACTTCTCTTAGCAGAAGATTGGAAAACAGTATATCAGAGCTTCAAGTACGCTGATTTTCAAAGTTACGACTTTGATAATCTACGTCGAACAATGATAAATTATATTCGTCAAAACTACCCTGAAGATTTCAACGATTACATTGAAAGCAGCGAATACCTTGCACTAATTGACCTCATTGCTTTCCTTGGACAAAACCTTGCATATCGTACTGACTTAAATGCTCGTGAAAACTTTATTGAAACTGCTGAACGTAGAGAAAGCGTTCTCCGTTTAGCACGTTTGATTAGTTATAATCCTAAGCGTAACCAGCCTGCAAATGGATTGCTAAAAATTGAAAGTGTTAATACCACTGAAGACATTTATGATAGCAACGGAAATAATCTAAGCAATCAAAGTGTTATTTGGAACGATGGCACTAATCCTAACTGGTACGAACAGTTTGTTAAAGTATTAAATGCATCGTTGCCTGTAAATGCTACATTTGGTCGTCCTATTAAAAAATCTACAATAAACG